ATAAGGGACAGACCAAGAAGGAACACATCGAGGTTCCTAAGGTCATTGAGCGAGAGTTAAGTAGGTGGCAGAAGATAAAGATGGATGTAGGCGGATGGGCAATAGGCGCACTCTCTGCAACTATGTTAGCTTCTATTGCTTATATCATTATTTGGCTTCTGAAAAAGTATAGGCGGATTTAATGAAGCACATCAAGGTCTATATAACAGAGAGCCGTACGAAAGATAACCGCTTCGCACAAGCTTCTATCCGTGGCATCGAAGATAATACGGGTGAGAGTTATTCTTCCTCTCACCCTAAACTCCTTCAAGACATCATCTGTCACGCTCTATCTCTTGCACATGGAGTTGATATAGAAGGCAATAACGGTTTTACTTATACATTCCCATTCAAGCTATCATAATATGTCAATAGAAAAACTCTACTTAGAACATAAACAGACAGGCGGACGACTGACCGCTGATGAGTTTAACAAGTTACCCGAGAAGGTCAACGAACTCGTTGATGCGCAGAATACGGAGGAGGAGCGTGTGAAGAAGGTCGTGTCAAAGAACCGCCCCTCGCTCGGACAGCTCTCCAACGTAAATACTGAGGTTGACGAACTCACCTCTGATACGTGTGTACTCGTATGGAATGGTGATGAGTGGGTTCCAATGAAGTTATCTGAACTTAATCTTGGGCAAGGTGGTGGAGGACAGCAGCAGACTATCCTCTATTATCTCCGTGCTGTTAATCAATCTCCTTCTACTACGCTCTCAGCCTCTAAGTCAGCAGGCGAGTGTACGATTAAGTTTATGTTTGTGTCTCGCACTAAGGATGTCGGACAGAGCGATTTTATCGACACAGGAGAATGGGGAACGTATGAGATTTTCGCTAAAGCTGGTGATGGTACATTCGTAAGTAAGGCTCGTGGTAGATGTCAGTCTAATACGATTACCACTGTTGATGTATTCAAGTTCTTAGAGAGCGGACAAAATAACATCATGGTGAAGATTACAGGTGAGGTGACGGGGCAAACCTCCCCTGCGTTAGTGTATTCGATTACGCTGTCTGCCCTCTTCCTCTCAATATCAGAATTTAACTGGTGGAAGGCGTACCAAGGTGATATTGTATTACCTTGCTACATCAGCGGTAATATCAGTAAGACACTACACGTGAAGATTACAGGTGAAGGCTACGAGCAGACGTATGAGCGACAGTTCGGAACTGCAACCTATACATCTTCGCCTGTCGCTTACACTGTTCCATTTACGAATAAGACAGGTCTTTTCCATCTATCTGCTTGGCTGTCTAATGAAGACAACACCGTCCAGACTACTCCTGTAGGCTATGACTTTATGGCGGTAGCAAACAATGAGGCTGTGAAGATGGTCGTTGTGAATAACAAGGCAGAGAAACTTCTTAACTGGTACGAGAATAAGGTACTGGAATATGCCGTATATGATGGCAAGGCGGTAACGACACCGCTGTCTATCTTGATGAAGAAGGATAACGAGGTCCTTCAAGAGAATGTGTCTGAGAACACGCTGACACAGACTAAGATGCAATACACGCTTTCGCTTGAGGTTGAGACGATTGACAACTCCGACTTTACAGCGTTAATCGGGTTCAGAACTCACCCAACAGACGAGGTGCGACTACGTGATGCAATTCCATTCCCTGTGGATAACTCGCAGGGTTATTCAGCTACAGCTGGAGCGGTGTTCTATTTCAACGCTAAAAACAGAAACAACACCGATACCGACCGCAATATCCTCCGCAATCTTATCAATACCGAGCATATCGGTTCTGAGTGGCAGAACGTAGCCTTCTCACGTGACGGCTGGGTGACGGATGATGAAGGTGCACGCACATTGCGCTTGCTTGCTGGCTCACGCCTTACTATTGATTACAAGCCATTCGCCAAGGAGGCAGCACAGAGTGGTAAAACAATCGAAATTGACTATCAGATTAATAACACTTCTGATTACAATGCAGAGTGCATCTCGATAGCTATGCCTTATCAGAAGGGTTATATTGGATTGAAGGTTAAGCCGTCTTCTATTATGTTCGCAACTCGTAGTGAGCGTAATGCTGATGTGCAGGCTATGAATACTGATGATGGTGTACGCATTCGCCTGGCACTCGTAATTAGTCCTAAGAAGTACACCTACGTCTTGAATGGCAACACGTACTACCTTAACCTTGTCTATCTCTACATTGACGGTGTAGAAGCTCGTAAGTTCGCTTACTTGCTTACAGACTCTATGCAGATAGGTTCAGGAGGCGGTATTGTCATTGGTTCTGATAAGGCTGATGTCGATTTGTACTCTATTCGTGTGTATGACAGTGCAATGGATGCAGCCAACGTGCATCAAGACTATATCAATGCACTCTCAACTGTTGGAGAGAAGAGTGCAGAGAAATTAGATAACGACATCTATGATACGCTCGGCACTACGGTCGATTTCGACAAAGTGCGTGGCAAGGTGAATGTCTTTACTTTCGACAAGCCCCTGCCAGCGTATGAATATGGTAAATCATACAAGCCTAAAGGTACGTTAGAAATCTATCCGAAAGATGGCAATACCAACCTTAACCGCTTGACGATTACCAACCTTCAGTTGCAAGGTCAGGGTACATCATCAATGCTCTATTATCTATGGAACTGGAAGGCAAAGGTAGCTAAAGATACGACTATCGTATATGAGGACGGACTAACGGAACAGAAGAAGTTTGAACTGTTCAAAAACTTGCCGAAAATCTCTAAGCTGACAGGAAAGAAAAATATAGCGTCTTCAATGCAATACCACAAGATGGGTAGCGTAAATTCATTTACCGACCTATGGAAGGCGGTAGGCTTAACTAACGAGGGTATCGAACAGAACAGCGAAGCAAGAGTATCTATCTATCAAGAGACATTCGTAGGCTTCGAGAAACAGACAGCAGAGGATGGTACTGTGACGTACAAGTTCGTCGGTTTGTTCACCATTGGACCAGATAAAGGCGATGCTGCAACCTTCGGTTATGATAAGGACCTTTTCCCTGACCTCCTATCAATTGAAGGCTCTGATAACTCGCCACGCCTTACCTTGTTTCAAGTGCCTTGGGACAAGCGAAGAATACGCTACAACACTGAGGAAGAAGCATATCAGTACCAAGTTTCAGAAACCTCTTGGGAGAATTGTTGGGACTTGGATTATGCTGACCTCCCAGCGGATGATAAGACAACAGCAGACAATGAGACCCGTCAGCGAGCAGAGCAGCTCGTAGAGTCGTATATCACAGCTTATAATATCATCTATTCGTGTAATACATTTATTGAGCCTTTCAATGGTACACTTGAAGAACTGAACGCTGACCCACATTCAACACATATAGAGTATTGGATAGCAAAGGATGGTGATTCAAACCAATACAACCTATACTATTACGATAGCTTGTATAAGAAGTTCTGCCCTTCAACACTCGATAGCGGTGTGTCGGTTGTAAATCTTCGACAGCAGTTAGTCGGAGATAAGTACGGACTAACTGAGACGATATTTAGCTCAGTTAGTGACGCAGCCCAGCTCAATGAGTTATTCAAGTCAGCACGCATTCAGAAGTTCCGTGCTGAGCAGTCACAGTACTGGGACATCAGTGACCTACTTTATCATCAACTATATGTTGAAACGGTGGCAGCGACCGACAACTGCGCAAAGAACATATACCCTTATAATTTCAATGCAGAATAAATATGGCAAATAGTAAATGGAAATTCCGTCAGGATGACCTTGATACAATTCTAACGGTCATCAATCAGGGCTTGATGAAAAAGCCTTACCATGTAGAATATCACGACACCTACGAGGACGGCACTCCTGTTTGGAACGGAGAGAAATCCGTGCTGTGGAACCTGATGGAACAAGCGTACCCAGAAGAACGTGCGCAAATGATGCGTCGAATGCTTGCGAAGATGGAGGAGCTTGGAGGACTACAGAAAGGTACGCACCAGCAGAAGCTCTTTGCATTTTTCGAGAAGTATTATTTCTCTGTGATTGATAAATTCTCATCTATGCTCTACAATGAGGATGGCAAGCTGTACGAGAAGATGAAACTCGCCATGCTTCAAGGTACATACACGAACGATACCGACCCACTTGGTCAGTCGCTTGGTGATGGTAAGTCGCC